TACGTTCATTGTCTTTAAGCTTTGACATGAATTTACCAGTCCTATTTACAATTCTAACAGCCATGCAATCACCTTCTTTCTATTAAGATAGTTAAACTACACCATAATATGCCATTACAGTACCACTTGCCACTGTAAGACTTGTATATTTTCCATGAATAATAGTACCTATGGGGAAAGTAATAGTTGTTATCCCTGTTATATTACCAACCAATGTTATCTGTGCTTCAGTTATAACTTCAATTCTATTAAATACATAACCTGTAGCTGGTGTTACTGCTCCTGTTCCAACTTCATATATTCCACCTAAATTGCCTTGTTCTATTTCTGAATTGTTACTTATGTTTTTTAAGGATTCAATGCTGATATTAGCCATATAATCACCTACCTTCTAAAATTCTTTCATATTCTATATTCATTGCATTACTATAATTTTTCAAAGAGAAAACACTTGCTCTATCTCTTATTTCATTTTTATTTATTAAACCATTCTTTTTATCATGTACAAATAAACTTATAATATCAACAATGTCTTGTGTTTGAGACATATCGCAAGTATAATCTGACAGTAAGTTCATTTTATTGTTTTGACTTATTACAGGAATACCACAACTTAAAGCTTCACCTATAGTTCTTGTTATAATACGATTTGGAGACATGACACAATCAACTGCATTATATAACTTCTCCATATCACCTATTCTGCCTGATACACTACCTAAGGCATTCAGTTTTTGTAACTTTCCTAGCAATAGGTTATGACAATTATCTAACTTGCCATCAGGCATATCTAAACCATAAAAATGTATTTTTAACTCAGGAAATTTCTTGACTGCTTCACATAATCCAACAGTCAATTCATATAATTCAATGTCTTCTCTTTCAGAATCACATATTAAAATATTAATCTCACCTGATTTTTGTAAAGTCATTTTATTACCATCATCTATAAATCTTTCTTCGTCTATGACAGGGTAATCAAGAATTATATCCTTACCATTTAAGACACCTTCCCAATGAGGTTGAAACTCTTTCCAGAAATATAACATTCCTTTTGTTCGTTTCCAATTACTCATTGTATTATATAAGCTATAAGACTGTCCTGTACCCATTCTTTCAGGTTTAAAACAAGCAAGAGGTCTCCCATGTACTACCCATATTAAATCTGCTTGATTTCTAACTAAATATCTATCTGGAAATCCTGTATGCATGATTATTAAATCTGCATCGTCCAATTCACTTGGATTAACCGTTGTCAACTCAAATCCTGCCCTGTTATCAATCCCACCAATCACTGGTTCTGAACGAACTCCTTTTGAAGTAACTCCTGCATCTATAAAAGTAACAGTATGTCCACCTAAAACGTCTGCTCTAACCATGTCACGTGCTGATTCATACAAGCCACACCTATTTGGAGCAAACGGTGCTACATGTGCAATATTCATTTTTTAACCTCTATTCTTAAACTAGATATGCGTGTATTCCTATCATAATACTAATAGTAGATTCTGTATTATCGTCATTCAAACATCTACACCATACTTTACTTCCAATGTTCATTCGTCCACCTTGAAAATCTACGCTTACAGTATTTGTCTTTTTAGTTTCAAAATTAATCATTGCCGTACTGTAAAATCCTGCCGCAACTGCGTCTGCCATATTTGCATAAGTATGGTTAGAACCATCCCAACCAGAATTCGCAAATTGTAACTTCCACAAAATTTCATTTTTGCTCGTAGTAACTACAAGTAATTTGTGCGGATGTATTTTCGTAGGCGTAAATGGATATGCGTAAACCTCAACACCGCTAAACAACTCTTTTACAGTCCCATACGTGTTAATCGTACTATTACTCGTAATAACCCACGGTGTTATGCTTCCTAAAAGTCCTGGACTGTCACCAGCTGTACTGCCTAACCATCTTGAACCTGTAGCAACGTGCAACTTTATTTCTTCTGTATCTGTTTTTATATCGTCTGATTGCTCAGATAAAGTTTTTAAATTATCGCTATCCGTCCCTCTTATATCCTGCTCTGAGTCCTCTATATATTCTTCTGTGTTATTGATTGCTGTCTTTGCCATTTTTATTCACCATCCTTAAAAAAAGAGGGCTTTTACACCCTCTGCATTATCTGACTTAAAGTCAGATTTATACTGCTATGTATCCACCGTCAACGTTTGAATGGAATACAATTATTGCTTTTAATGCAACTGCTGTTGCTCCTGTACCCTGTAAATCAACTGTTACTGTTCCTGTTGCTGGAATAACTGCTCCACCATTATAAGAAACCTGTTCATCAGCTGCATTGATAGAAGCTGTTACTGCTGTTGCAGCTGAAATAAATTCAATTGCTCCTGCTGCTCCACCCTCAATTGCTGCTGAAGTCAAATCTGCTGTTGTTACTCCATCTGCTGTAAGCATTATCTTTTCAATTGTACAAGCCTGAGTAGTAATAGTTCCTAATGTTACAGAACCAGCATTTGCAGCTCCTGTGATTGCTACAGTTAAAACCTGAGTTCTTCCTGCTTCTCTTTTTACTGCTGCTGTTGCTGTTGTAACACCAGTTACTATTGCTTCCATAGCATCAGTTACTACACCAACACTATCAGCACTAACTAAAATATCTGAATCTAATAATCCAAGACTTGTAGTTGCTACAATTGCTGTACTATCTAAAACACCAACAGAGTCAACTTTAGTTATGATAGTACTATCAAGTACCCCAACACTTGCTGTCAATGTTCCAACAGAAGCAGTTTTTACTCCAACTGAATCTACTAATGCGTCATTTGCAACTGCAACTGTACCAACTGAATTAACTTGAACTAATATTGCTGAATCAAGTAACCCAATGCTAGCAACTGTTGCTGTAGCAGTAGAACTATAAGTACTATCAAGAATTGCTTGTGAAGTAGTTTGAGCCCCAACACTATCAATTAATACGTCATTTGCTTCTACTGAAACACCAACACTATCAACTTGTGCTGGAACTCCATTCATTGTGCTTGCAACAGTATCAATTACTGTAGCAGAAGAATCAATTATAGTAGCAGTACTGTCTAAAACAACTGCTGTACTTGCTAATGATTCCGCTGAACTTTCCATAATAAGTGCTGTACTATCAACTGTTGATAGACCATCACCTATTGAATCTAACTTACCTTTCAATGTATAAGCCATTATTACACTTCCTTTTCCAATAATTTTATTATCATTCTCGTCATGTTATTTTGTCATTTAAAGTTCAATAAAACATACTTAAATATTAATACCCTGTGATGTCCTGATACGTTGACTTACAACCATTCAATATATACCCCTGTAACGTACTGATAGCTTGATTCTTATGTCTACGCTAGTTTATAGCGAAGCTGTGTAAAATATCAAGCACTTATAGGGTAGAGATATTTAACTTGTCTGTAAATGAGCGTATAGGAATAGAATATTAATTAGAATGTAATTTTATAAAATATAGACATTTTAACCTGTGTTCTTCTGTCAATGCTCCAATTAAACGTCTCTCCCATTTTCTTTTAGGAGTTTCAGTTGTAATATTCTCGAACATCGCATTTTTTAATTTCTTTTTTAGTTCTTTTAATTTTATCATTATGTCACCTCAGTAAAAAAATGTTTGCATCTTACATGATATAAGCCATTAGCTCTTGCTTCTTCCATCTCAGGTAATGTCATGGTTAAACCTTCATAAGGCGTGCATAAAGGACATGCATTAGCATGTTGGGATATTAAAACTTTACTAGTAGCCTTTAATGTTTCCATTACACTCAATCTAACAAGTTCATTGTTAAAATGTGTGGTAGCCATATTAGAATATGTTTCAATATTCCACCTAGCACCATTCTTTGCAGTAAAACCATGTATGCCACGTTCAGCATAAGCATCTATAATTCTTTGCTTTGCAATGGGGTCTTCAGTTGCTTTCATTAAATTCATTGTCTTGTTATAATCATCTTTAGCAACCTTAGACATTCCATTCATAGAAGCCATATAATCTGCAATCATTTTTTTTGATTCAGGTGACTTACTGATACTCTCATAATGAGATTCAACTACTCTTAATAGTGAGTGATTAGTTAAATGTTTTCTAAACTGAAATGCTTTACCATTCTTCATATTCTTAATTGCCATATCTGAAACATTGGCATAATATTTAATAACGTTATCTAACATTTAACTTCACTCCCTTTTAATTATAATTAATCTATTACGCAGTTTTATGAATATATACTCCATCAAGTTTATTTTCTGGAATGAATAAATCATGATACAATCTATTTGCAAATACCCAACCATCAGCGTCTGTATTGTATTTAGGGTCAACTAACTTTGGTGCCATGTGTCTAATAACTGCAATTACATCAGTTAAAGGTACTATCATGAAATTCAAAGCGTCTCCTGTTGCTGTAAATCCTCCTGCTCCTGCTGCATTGAAAGTAAAAGAAGAATTAAATCTTGCTGAAGGTACTCTGATTAGAGGAATATCATCAAGCATAGTGATATTTCTGTTTAATTTAGTTACCATGTTGTCATGAGTAACTCTTGTTGAAAAGAACTCACCTGAATTCTTTAACAAGTTATAAACACCATTTGATACGAATAATACTCTGTTTTCTTGACCAACTTCAGCATCATCTAAAGTTTCAATACCTGTATCAATTGCTGCAACAACGTTATCAACTGTTAAATCAGCTGAAACATCTACTCCACATAAAGTGTACATTTTAGAAAATCTATATGCGTCTATTTCAGGTATAATATTAACCCTCATCATTTCACTCATAAGTCTTCCAACCTGTAATTTTGCCTCTTTAGCATCCATTGTATCAAGTAAGAATTTTCTACCTCTATCTTGACCAAATGTGTGTGTTTCCCAAGTGATATCAGCGCTTCCTGCTGCATATCCAGTATCCCTAGCATAAGTTCCTAATCCTTGGATTGATAACTTTTGTAACAAAATTTCTTGTGCATTTTCTTGATTAAATTTGTAACTAGATTCAGCTGCTTCTAAAATTGCAGTCTTTGCACCTAACTTGTAAACTTCGTCTAGTTTTTCTTTATACGCTTTTGCGTAAGCAATTGTGTTTGCCATTTAATATAACACTTCCTTTTCATATTTTGGTTCTTAAAGAACCAATTTTATTATAAATCTTTTAGTAATGCTCCCCAATCTTCATCATCACCAGAACCACTATCATTCTTATCTGTATCAGATTGTTTGGTTTTATTATTTGTTTCTACTACAGTAAATAAGTCACTATAATTAGTTTTTAATTTCTCAGTAGCTGTATCTAATCCCAGCAATTTATCATTGTCTATTGATAAAGAATCTAAATCAATTTCTCTCATTAACAGACTTGTATGCTTTGCCCCTGAATCTCTTAGATGCTGTTCAACTAAAAACTTTTTAGAAGTGTTTATGATTTCTTTATCTTTTGAGGCTAAGTCTTCTAAATACTTTGTACTCAATGCTTCATGTTTAGCTTTAAATTCTTCATTTCCTTCCAACAGTTTTTTAGTATCTACTAATTGTTTTTCATAAGAAGATACTTTATCTTCTGTTGCTTTTAATTTGCCACTAACCTCATTAAGTCTTGCCCTTGGAATATATGCACCATCAGTGATTAAATCAAAATCATCTGGTTTTAATCCTGCTTCTAATATCTTGTTGTATAATTCCTCACCAATCTTAGCCTTAAATTTTTCACTCATATCTATTCCTCTTCCTATTTTAACGAGTTTTGTTCTCGAAAATTAAAACACTTTTTTACATGGTGCTGTACCATGAATTTTATAAATATTTTTAAAAACATTTATATTGTACTTTCATGCTTTAGGCATGAACTTAAAGTACAATTATGCATTGTTGTTCTGTAAATCTTCTGTATTCATATTGTTTATGTTTTTGGTTTCTTCCTGTACTATTGACTTTTGAATTTTTATATCTTCTTCTTTTTCAACTTTCAGTCTTTCCATTTCATCATCAGTTGAACTTACCCATGGATGATTTTCAAGCACTGTTTCATAAGATACTAGATTCATTGATTTAATACAATTATCAATTGCTTCTGTTTCATTGAATATCATAGACCTGTTAAACGTTATATCCTTATCAAGACTTGCTCTATAAAAAGCATTGATTGCATCAACAAATTTTTCATAAAATAACCTTACTTGTTTCTCTGTACCATTCACTTTCATGTCTAAGCCACTGTATCTACTCTTGATAACAACATTGGTTATATTACTCTCACCAGCCATTCTATCAGGGTCTAAACCTTGACCAATCTTAAATATGTTTTCTTTTAATAAATCAAGCATTGTTTTTCTTGCTTCTACAGGAATTTCAACAGCCATATACTCCATGTCAGCATTGTCACTTCCCCCAGAAGGAATACCAATCATTTTATACTTCTGCATATTCTTTCTTACTGTTTCAAGTTCTTCTGTATCACCTGTAAATCCTTTGAGTTTAACAATTGCTTCTTGAAATAAATTAATGTTGTCAACAAATCCACTATTAATTGAAGTGTACATATCTATCAATTCTTGAATACCATCAATATCTGATTTCTTTTGTTTATTATTAAACATTGGTATGAAAGGGATAAAGGATAAATTCTTACCTTCTACATTCTCAATTGCTCCATTATAAAAGGTTTCTTCATAATAGTGATACACTGTTTCTGTGCTTGTTATTCTATCTTTTGCAATGTAATCTATCTTCAAACCTTTTAAAGTCCATGTTTCAACTCTATACATTTCTGGACTTTCTAAGAAATATCTTATAATCCCTACAATGTGTTTCTTGTACTTGTCATACAAAGGTATTATCTCTGAATCATGTACTAGAATCCAATCCAATACACCATTCTCAACATATAAATGAAGCCATGCACAACTATCTAAACTCGCACTTAATAAAGTTTCTTCTAGCATATCTGTGATTGTTGCAGTTGTTAATGCTTTGTTTGTGATTTTTACTTCTGGTTGCTTTGCTAATAAATAATCAATCTTCTGTTGCACTAATAACTTAAAATAGTTTGTATATAGATAACAACTATCATTCGTATTTATTGTGTGTATCTCTCCATTTGAATAAGTATTTACTGTGTTGTCTGTTGTTTTAGAATTGTAATTAAAATAGCTACGTGCAACATATTTACCTTGTTTCCTTGCAGTGTCTTTCTTAATTACTTCACTTAGTTCATTCATTTACATCACTCCTTTCTCTACATCTATTCGTACTTAACGTTGAACACCAAACTTAATCTTACTGTCTAATGTATAACGTTCTAATCCATATCTTATAGCTGCACTGCCGTCAGGTTCATCAGGATAATCATAAACAATGTTGCCCCATTTATCTTTCTTGTATTCATATGTTTCTAAATCATTTGCTATAAAGGGACATCTTTTCTTATCTACAATTATTCTTGCTCTGTCAGATAACCACTTGATACCATGAGCTTTACTGTCCTTGCCCTTCTTAGCTTTACCAACATTTAATTTAAACAGGTTCATTTCATTAATTGTACGAGGGTCTTCACTATCTGCTGTTATGTAATGACTTCCTGATTTATCTCTTATCTTTGTAGCTAATAAATAATTAGAAGCTCCATATAGATAAACCTCGTCTATTATATAAACCCAATCCTTTGCCTTGTCATAATAAATCTCTACATAACAACTCGCATGGCTGTAACCAAAATCTAATCCCCTATCTATCTTATCCATCTTAGAAATTTCTTCGTCAGTAATGTGTCTTATCTCAAGCACACCATTTGGATTGTCAGTTGTTCGTAAAGGATATATTTCTAATCCTTCACCAATTTCCTCACCTAAATACATATGACTGTACTTTCTAGGATTGATTACTTTCAATGCTTCTGCTTCTTGTATGAATATATCTCCAAGCCATTCTCTTGGTGCTTCAAGATAGGTAGAGTGATGAACATATCTATCTTTGCGTTCTATATTTGCTTCTTTATTTACCCATGAAATACGACTAGCAGGAGGGTTGTACATATAGAATGCTATAGCTTCATTTGTACCTCTAAATACAGATTGTAATATACTTAATACTTCTTCCATGCCATTAAACTCTGTTAGTTCTTCAAACAAAGCATACTTACAATAACCTGATT